CTGGATTTACTCCATATAGCATTAAATCAGGTATTGCTACATCTACAGTTGACCCAAATGCTAGAACAGCAACTTATACCCTTACCCCTGAAATGCAAGCGTTCCGTGACCAGTATTTTGCTGGTGCGGCTGCTGCCCTCCCTTCTGCTGAACAAACCGCCTATGCTCAACAAGTATCGGATTATGGTAAGGGATTATTTGGACGAGCAACAGGTATGGATACAGGGGCAATGACCCAAGATTATTATAATCGTCAACAAGCATTGTTAGAGCCATCTCGTGCTCAAGAATCAAGTCGTTTAAACGATTTACAATTTGCTCGTGGAACTCTTGGTGCAGGTGTTGGTATGGGTCAAGGTTATGTGAATCCCCAACAATTTGCTTTAGCCTCTGCTCGTGAACAACAAAATGCTGCTCTTGCGTTAAGTGCAGAAGACCGTGCTCGTGCAATTCAAGGTGAAGAATTACAACGTGCAGGTGCATTGTATGGCTTAGGTCAATCTTACTTAACCGACCCATATAACACAGCTAATACTCTTTTAGGTTATGGTATCAACCTTGAAAATCTTGGTGCTAACACTATGGCTCAAGGTTTAAATACTGGTATTAGTGTTGGTCAACTTGGTAATCAAACTGCTGCTTACAATGCTGATATAAATCGTGTAAATTATTTACAAAATTTAAATACTCAACGAGCTAATCAAGCTGCTTGGAATAGTGCTGGAGAAGGTTTAGGTAAAATAAATTGGAGTGGTTTATTTGGTGGTCTTCCTTCTACTGAAGGTGTGCAAGCATATCAACTAGGGCAATCTTCCTATGTAGACCCAGCTACCTATGGTGGTCAACGCATGGCTGGTGTATTTTACTAATAAGAAGGAATAATTATGGCTGAAATAGTACAAGGATTATTTGGGGTTTCCCCTGAGCTGTTTAAACAACAGCAAGATTTACAGTTTCGTGCTCAAGCATTAGCAGAAGCTAAATTAGACCCTGAACAAGGTATGATTTATGATGCGGCTATTCGTGGTAGGAATATTGGTAGAACTATTGGGGGTTTGTTGGGTGCAGAAGACCCAATGCTTGCTAGACAATCAAAAGAGAATAATGTATTACAAGAAGTGCAATCCTCTTTGTCACCTGAAGATATGCAAGACCCATATAAATTAAGTGCTGCTGTATATCAAGCGGCTATGCAAGCTAATTTACCTGAGTTAGCTAACAATGCTTTTCAAAATATGCAAGTGGCTCAAAGTCAAGCTATTGCTCAAGGTAAAGATATTTCACAAACAGCTTTAAATATTCAAAAAGCAACTGCTGAAACTAAAACAGCTAAAACTACTGTTGAAAAACTTTACGATGCTTGGGATGAATCAAAAAATAATCCTCAGAAAGCTAAAGTTATTAAAGAGGCTTTAGATAAAGAAGTCAGAAGTGACCCTAAACTTTCAAGTAAAGCTCAAGAATTAATAGATGCTGGTTATGTATATGGTACTGATTCTTTTAATACTAAAATGAAAGAATATATTCAATCTGATATTACAGGTAAAGCAAAAGGTCAAGGCGTAAATATTGGTGGTATTACTATTGATACTGGCAAAGCATCAGAAGAAGCTGGAAAAATAGTAGGAACAGAAGTTGCAAAAGTTCAAGAACAATATGCAGCTATAGATGATTTTGTTAATGCTAAAAACTTATTAGCAAAAGGTATCTTTACAGGACCTTACGCAAATAAAGAAATGGCAGTAGCTAAATATACAAGACAAAATTTAACTAAAGTAGCTAATACAGAAGAATTTAAAACTTCTATTGCTAATAATGTAATTAAACGTCTTAAAGATATTGGTGGTAATGATACTAAAGAAGAACGAGATTATCTTGAAAGTATGCTTGCAGGGGATATTACTCTTGAACCTACAGCTATTAAAGCCGTTTTAAATTCTGCTGAAAATAAAATTAGAGATAAATTAGATAGACTTAAATTGCAAGCAGAAGCCGCAGAAAAAGGTAAAAAAGCTCCAATAGAAGCCTTACCTAAATCTAAAATAAAATCTCCTGCTACTGCTTCTGAATATTTTGGAGATAACTAATGGCAGCAACTAATTTACTAGAATTAAGGTCTGACCCTAGATTTATATCAGTAACCTCTCCACAAGAACGTGCTACTATTGTAGAACAAATTGCTAAAACTGATACAAGATTTCAAGGTCTTCCTGAAGAAGAACAGATAAAAGTATTAAATGAATTAGTAACTCCTAAACTAAATTTTGAAGAAATACGAAATAGACCTGAACCTTATGCTGTAAATCCACAAGCTGTTGCATTAGGGACAGCAGTTGGTGGAATTATTGGTGGTCCAGTTACAAAACTTTTAACTAAAGGTGCTACATTACTAGTTCCTACTTTAGAAGGTTCAATAGCAGGGGGTGCTTCTACTCTTGCTGGGGAAGTTGTTAAGGCTGGTACTGATAACTCTAATGTAGGTCAAATGGTAGCTTTTGGAGCAGAACTTGCTACAGGTGCTTCTTTGCCTTTAGCTAGGGATTTAATTACTCGTATTCCTACATCAGGTTTAATGGCTGTTGGTGGATATGCAAAAGCTAAAATTGCTCAAACAGTTATGGGTACTAGTAAATCAAACCAATTAGCAAGAGAAAGAATATTTGGTAAAGATAATATTAAAGCAGGGACAGCTACAGATAAATTTAAATTAAAAAATGATACTGAAGCTGCTCAAGATATAACACAAAATTTAGGTATTCAAGTAGCAGAAGGTCAAAGACCTCAAGATGCTTTACGTAATGGTATCTATGAGCAATTAAGTAATGAAAATTTAGCTGGTAATACTATTAGAAAATCACCTGAATATTTAGAACTTATGACTAATCTAAATCAAGGTATTAAAGATGGTGTTGTTAAAAAAGAAGATGTGACTAAAATAAAATCATTATTAGATAGTCAAACTTCTCCTTATAACCCAACTCAAAAATCATTTAATGAAAGACTTATAAATACAATTCAACAAGCAGACCCTAAATTTAATGGTGAACCTATTACTGAAGCTGCTGCTGGAATGATGAGAGAAAGTCTTGATAAATATTTAAGTAATATTTCAGGTAAACCACTTTACTCTGCATTAAAGCAAATAGAAATGAATGATAAAATTGCGATAGCAAGAGATAGTATCCCTGTATTAATACAACAAGGATTTAAAGGCGATGCAATTGAGCAAGCTTTAGTTAATTTATCTAAAAGCCCTTTAGGAATGAAAGATTTCCAAGTAGCTTTAGCTAGTTATATGAAAACACTTCCTGAAAAAGAAGCATTGTCTGAATTCAATAGATTATACCCTGTTATTATTAAATCTAAAGTTATGCCTTTAACAGATGCAATTAAATTTAAAAGACAAGTTACTAAATTTGTTAATAAAGGTTATTTAGAAAAAGCTGGTGATATTACAGGTTATGCTTTAAAAATGGGGATTATTACTGGAATTGTACCTGCTGAAGTTTCAAGTAGGGTTTTACAGGATGAAAATACGGCTTTAGAACCATTTAATATGTAAAATAGCTCTAAAACGCACATAAAGGGGTCTAGAAGCGAATATCATATAAAACTGATACCGTTACATAGACCCCTCTTTTTAAACAAGCCCTAGAGCTTCATTTTAGTGCAAATTTTACTACTTATTCATCATTTGTCAAACATTAAACGAATAATAAATAAATCTACTACAATCACATGACCACTTTCCTCACCAAGCATACGCTTATCAACTAACTCAAACCCGACCATCATTCCTGTAATAAATTCTACTGATACAAACATATTTATCCTTTAAGTTTGGCGAGGTATGCCATATCTACATGAGCTTCTTTTCCATCGGGGAGTTTGGCAATAACTGTATCAGGATAATACCCCCTCTTGATAATTTCTACTGGACAATCTAGCTGAACGTGCCATTGCTTTTGGTCTACTTTTACTTTCGCCTTTTTTACCATAATTCCTCCTGTTCATCCGCTAACTCTAGACAAATGCGTTTTTGATATTTCGCTATTTTATCCTCAAAGGCATAGACTAAATCCTCTGCGGTAATTTCCAGTAGGTCAAATATCTCCAACTCATCCAACTGCTCAAGCATTACCTCTTGCAATTCTTTAATCGTGAGCACTAATATTCTCCAATCGTTTTAATTCAGCTTTTGCATAAAATAATATTTTCTTAATATCTCGCAAAGGTGGACTATGGGAAACTTCTCCATATCTGTAGCAAGCCCTAAATATCTCACCAATTTGTGCGTTCATATTTTTATATGATATTAAATCCTGCAACTCACTAAAATCTTTTGGAAAAGTATAGTAATCTGCACTTGACCCATCACTATGTTCTTTTTTAACAGCGTTCATACTATTCCATTGTTCAGGTGTTATGTCATTAATCCTTTTTTGCATATCTTTTCCTTAAATACCTTAAACTGATTGGACATTCATCAAACATACCATCCTTGACATCAAACAACATATACAAGCCCCTGAAGTGGCGGTTGGTTTGGTGATTTAGGTAATGCTCCTCGTGCTCGTAACAACTACCTGTGATTAGAGCCATAACCTCTGACCCATCAGCCCTTAATCCGTAAGCAATATCTCTACCTTGTTGATGCCCTGCAATACAACTCTGATGATGCTTAGCAAGCAGAGCACGGGCAGTACCACAAGGGCGACCCATAACACCAGCAACAAAGTAATGACAGAAAGCAATACCTTCAATAATGATAGGTTGCAGAAAAGGAACAGTTTCCCAGCCAGCTTCTTCATATTTTAAATCCTCCAAGGATATTAGTCCATCTAGTTTAGGGTCGTTATCTATTGCCCTATTTATGCGATTCTCGTGATTTCCATACAACATAACCATTCGGGGGTTCCAGCGAGGTTTATGGTTATCTATCCTCCGTTGCTGTTCTTGTCGTATGGGGTTTAACAACTTATCCATTGCCTCGTGAACCACCTTGATGTCTGCCTTGTAGCGTTGCCCCTCCATACTCTTGCTACCAGCCTTATCATGGCTAGACAAGGATGGCATATCTGCGAAATCGCCCAACATAACGATTATGTCAGGAAGCATATCAACAGCATATTTCCCAATGCGTTCTAGGTATTCTAGGTCGTCATTAGGTCTGACTTGAGTGTCAGGTATCACCATCATTCTTTTAGACATAGTGTAAGCCCTCGTTGCCATTCTGTGAGATGATATCAATCCTATCCTCGTCCCAATTGTCTTTAGGGCAAGATGTCCAAGCACATTCAGTAACCTTGCTTAAATCCTTACCGCATATCTGACACAAAGATGAATCACTATCCACAGCCCACTCGTGCCCATCTTTCCATACCGCACCTAACTCATTGTATGTGTTTTTTGCAATATTATAAGTGGAGAATACCTCTTGCCATACCTTATTATCTTCTTTACGATAAAACACTTCTAAATCTTTAAGTTTAATATTCCTGTAGGGATGATGTTCGGGGAGGTCGTTTAAACGGATTCTCATTTCTTTCCTTTCTTTGGCACAAGGGATTCGTCACGAAAATCACAAACCCTGCACTTAGTTAGTGTGTCAATAAGATATTTACAATCAGGAAGGCAACTTGGCTTAATGAGTTTAATGCCCTCATCAAACTTCTTCTTACTACCTTTACCACTAATTATACTATCGCCTGTAATATCATTTTTTGTTGCCATGTCGTTCTACCCTTTCCTCAGCGGTCTTGATGTCGTGGCAAGGGGAGCATAACACCTGCAAATTCCCACCCTCACAAAACAACCTACTTATAAAAGTATTCCAATCTACAAATCCTGTAAAAGGACACACTACTGGTTCTACATGGTCTACATTCACTTCTTTAGCTGGGAATTCACCTTTGCACATATTACAAGTAAAGTGTTCAGCCATTCTATTTGTTTTGGCATTGACCTTTTTGCCTACTGATGCCGCTTTTAGAGTTTCATACTTAGGGGGATATTTTCTAAACCCACCTCGCAGAGTTGAAGTGATAAAGGTGCGTAACCGACCTTCTGTCCAACTTGGTGATGCAACCACTTTGCGAACCTTAGACAAGATTTTTACCTGAATATATATTATAAACTCTTTTAATTGCGTCACCGTCTTCTTTGTCCATCCCATGAAATATCTCATACCAATCGTTGTGCAAGGTTTTTATCAGGATGTTCTCGCAGTCTTCTTCTGATAAATCTATTACTTGTTTACTAACAACATTTACCTCAAACTTCATTTAGTAGCCTTTCGTATCGTGAAATATAACTATCATCTAAAGACCTAAGAATATACAAGCATTGTGCGTTCATCAAGAACTCCTCCTCGCTGGCGTATTGTGAAAGGCATACATCCAACATAGCCCTCTCATTATCAATTCCAGCAAGGAGTTTGCGAGCCTTGGCTTCACCCAATCCCTTTACACCCTTCACATTATCAGATGTATCACCCTTTAGGCATTGCTC